CCCTCCCAGACTCCCGGGCTCGGGAGGGGGGTGGGTATTTCTTATAGAGGTACCACATGCAAAAACTGCATAGCTTGCTTTTCCGGGGTGGGCCCACCCCTAAGCAAAAAAAGGGGTCCCAACTTTACCCTTTATTGCTTAATTCAGACTCTCATGGTAAGACTTTTATAAACGATGATTCACATGAATAATGACATAGAATTTATTAAAAAATTACCAGTAGACGAACAAAAGGCATACTTAAAAGCTTATTTAAAAGCAGATCAATTAGAGACCCAAACCAGAGTTAAGGGGGACTTTTTCGAATTTATAAAATATATTTGGCCTGCGTTTATTACTGGTCGCCATCATAAAATTATTTCTCAAAAATTTAACGATATCGCTAATGGTAAAATTAAGAGACTCATTGTCAATATGCCACCGAGGCATACAAAATCAGAATTTGCATCTAACTATCTACCCGCCTGGATGATTGGAAAGAATCCAGATTTAAAAATAATTCAAGCTACCCACACAGCAGAACTCGCTATACGATTTGGTCGTAAGGCTAAGCATGTTATCGATTCCCCAGAATATCAAGAAATTTTTGAAACTTCGCTGCAAGAAGATAGTAAGGCAGCAGGTCGCTG